CGATGGCGGCACTGGTGGTGTCAAGATCACCATCAACCTCGGGCCAAGCCCCAGCGACGCCCGCACCATCGAAGCCCCCACCTACGAAGTTGAAGATGCAACTCCCATCGAACATCACTGACCTGTTCACCCAGAACTTCAACGGGTTCCGCTCCTGCAAGGTGCGCACCGCCACCGAGGCCGTGGCCGTAGAGAACGAACTCAAGCGGCAGGAGCGATCCTTCCATACCAAGATCACCCGCAGCAAGAAGCACGGGCGTGAGTTCGTGATCCTGCTGTTGGAAGGAGAGCCAGCATGAGTTCATGCACCGGAGACTGCAACCAAGGGCGCGACTGCACCTGTGACCTGATTCACGTGGTACCCCTCAACGATCTGCGGGAGCACACCCCCCGGATCGACTGCTGGTGCCGTCCAACGCCAGACGACACAGAACCGCGAGTCATCCTCCATCACGCCCTCGACCAGCGGGAGAAGTAGGAGTCGGGCGAACTGAAGGAACACTGATGGCACTTGACATCCAGTACACGCCGCCCCCAACGGGCAAGAAGTTCATGGCCTCGGACGCCAAGATGCGCGTCCTCATGGGGCCGGTGGGGTCGGGCAAGTCCGTCACCTCCAGCTTCGAGATCGTGCGCCGCGCCTCCATGCAGGCCCCCAACGCGCAGGGCATCCGCAAAACCCGTGCGGCTATCGTCCGTGAAACCGCCCGCCAGTTGCAGGACACGACGATCAAGACGTTCCTCGACTGGTTCCCACCGGGCGTGTGCGGGGACTACATGCGCACCACCAAGACCTACTTCTTCAAGGTGGGCGACGTGGAGTGCGAGATCATGTTCCGGGCGCTGGATGACGCCGATGACGTTGCCAACCTGAACTCGCTGGAATTGACCTTCGCGTGGTTCAACGAGTGTCGTGACATCCACCCCGACATCGTGGACGCCATGTCCAAACGTATTGGACGATTCCCCTCGGCCAAGGACGGCGGGCCGACGTGGCACGGCATGTGGGGCGACACCAACCCGCCCACGATGGACACGTGGTGGTACTACCAGATGGAGGGGCTTGACCCCAAAGATGGCGTCTCGCCCAACAACAACGGCTGGTCGGTGTTCAAGCAGCCCTCCGGGCGCAGCGCCTACGCCGAGAACATTGAGAACCTGCCCGATGGATACTACGACACCCAAGGCCGAAGCGAGGAGTACATCCGGGTCTACATTGACGGTGAGTATGGACTGTCTTCGGCGGGTATGCCGGTCTACAAATACTTCCGGCCTGACTACCACATGGGCAAGGAACGCCTGCGTCCCATCATCAACGGGGTGCGGCCCATCGTCATTGGCATGGACTTGGGCCTTACGCCCGCTGCCGTGATCGGCCAGCTTGACCCCCGTGGACGGGCACTGATACTTGACGAGTGCGTCTCGTTCGACATGGGCATCCAGCGGTTTGTGCGCACCATGCTCAAGCCCTTGCTGTACGAACGCTCCCCCGGTGCTCCGGTGCTGGTCGTCGTTGACCCTGCGGGTGTGCAGCGGGCGCAGACGGATGAACGCTCGGCGGTGGACATCATCAAAGCGGAGAGTCTCAAAGTCATCCCGGCCAAGACCAACAACGTCTCGGCGCGGGTCAACGCTGTGGACGAGTACCTCATGCGGCAGGTGGACGGCGACCCGGCGTTCCTTGTCGATCCGCGCTGCACCCAACTCAAAGCGGCCATGATGGGTGGGTACCGCTACAAGCCCAAGGGCGACGGGGAGATCGACAAGAACAAGCACTCGCACGTGGCCGAAGCCCTCCAGTACCTGATGCTCCACATCGGCAACGCCAGTGAAGGGCACCAGTTGCAGCAGCGCCGTGAAGTCAAACGGGTACCTGCACTGGGCTGGACGTGATATGCTTACACCACTGCTACCCGCAGTTGTCACCTCCCTCCCTTCTCCAAGGGTTGCCCCCGAGAGCGTTTCTGCCTCGGGGGTTTCTTTTTGTTTGACCACGTGTATACTTCGTGATAGAACCCTGCCGCTAGGAGGCTGATATGGCGACCAAACCTGCAACACTATACTCAACCAATCCCAAGATGGATGGGTCGGGCATCACTGCCAAGCAACCGCGCTCCGAAATGGTTCAGACCAAGACGGGGTTCAAGGATGTGCCGCTGACCCCTCGCACCGTCACTGGCGGTATGCTCTACAAGAAGGGCTTGATGCAGCAGGAAGACTTCCGCAAGGATCGCGCCATCACCCGCCCCGAGTCGCTGCGTGAAGCAGCCAAGATGGTCAACCAAGGCACCTCACCCAAGTACGCGATGGACGCGCTTGAGGAGCGAGTCGAGGCCCGCGACAACTACAACACCTGCTCCTATTGGGACAAGTAAATGGTTGGACTGACCTTCCTGCGAGTGGTATCCAACGCTGATCTTGCGAAGCAAGAGCAAGAGGCGACGAACCGCGCCTTGCAAGAGCGTCAGAACCAGCCTGTGATCCTCGGGCTGGCCGGGTACCTGCGCCAGTGCTGGGATGTAGCCCGCCTTGCCAAGCGCCCCATCGAGTACAAGATGCTCGCTGCGATGCGCCAGCGCAACGGCGAGTATGAAGCTGACAAGCTGCAACAGATTCGTGCGCAGGGCGGCTCCGAGATTTACATGATGATCACTGAGGTCAAGTGCCGCGCTGCGGAGTCTTGGCTACGTGACGTCCTGCTCGACAACGGCTCGCCCCCGTGGGACTTGCACGCCACCCCCATCCCTGACCTGAACCCTTCCCAGACCAAGGAAGTGCAGAGCATGTTCGCGGAGCGAGTGCTCAAGATGGTCGAGGAGTTTGGCAAGGCTCCCAACATCGAGGAGATGCGCGAGATCAAGGAGATGGTGTCGCAGGACTACCGCTTCGCCATCATGCGGGAGGCGCAGAACCGTGCCGACCGGATGAAGATCAGGATTCAAGACCAGTTCGCGCAAGGCGGCTGGGAGCAGTCCTTCAACGAGTTCATCACCGATCTGGTCACGTACCCTGCGGCCTTCATCAAAGGCCCTGTGGTGCGCCGCCAGAGGGCGCTGGGCTGGAAGACGGACGCCACTGGGCGCACCGTGGTGGAACCCATCGAGCGACTGGCCCCTGAGTACGAGCGGGTCGATCCGTTCCGCATCTACCCCGAGCCGGGGATCAGCGACATCAACGAGGGCTACCTGTTCGAGCTGCACCGCATGACCCGCATGGAACTGTCCGACCTCATCGGCGTTCCGGGCTACGACGAAGACGCTATCCGGCGCATTCTGGAAGAAGGCAACGGCACCTCGTGGATCAACGAGGACGTGGAGCTTCAGAAGGACGAGGAGGAGCGCAAGTACTACGCCTACATGCGCCCGACGACCGAGTATGACGCTCTGGAGTTCTGGGGCAAAGTCAGCGGCAAGATGCTGGTCGAGTGGGGTCTGTCCGAGGAGGAAGTCCCCGATCAGGCCCGTGAGTACGACGCCAACGTCTGGCTGGTGGGCAACTACGTCATCAAGGCGGTGTTGAACTACGACCCCCTCGGGGAGAAGCCCTACGCCAAGACCTCGTTCATCAAGTGCCCCGGCGCGTTCTGGGGTAAGGGTATTCCCGAGATCATCGAGGACTTGCAGAGCGTGTGCAACGCTGCTGCCCGTGCGCTGGTGAACAACATGGGCATCTCCTCCGGCCCGCAGGTCGAGGTCAACGTCGAGCGCCTGCCGCCCAACGAGGACATCACCCAGTTGTCGCCGTGGAAAATCTGGCAGACCATCAACGACCCCGTGGGTTCGAGCGCACCGGCCATCCGGTTCACACAGCCCGATTCACGTGCCAGCGAGTTGATGGCTGTGTATGAGAAGTTCAGCCGTCTGGCTGACGATCACTCCGGCATCCCGGCCTACATCTACGGTGACACCGACGTGCAAGGCGCTGGGCGCACGGCCTCTGGCCTGTCCATGCTCATGGGCGCGGCAGGCAAGGGCATCCGGCAGGTGGTCATGCACATCGACAGCGATGTGACCAAACCTATCGTCATGCGTCAGTTCGTGTACAACATGCGCTACGACGAAGACGAGTCGATCAAAGGTGACGTTGAAGTCGTGGCCCGTGGCGCAGTCAATCTCGACATCAAGGAAACGGTCAACATGCGCCGCGTCGAGTTCCTCAACGCAACCGCCAATCCCGTCGATCTTGAGATTCTCGGGAAGGAAGGACGCGCCACTATCCTGCGGGAAGTGGCGAAAGGGTTGCAAATGCCTGTGGAGGACGTTGTTCCATCTCGGGATAAGTCTGGCTACCAAGAGCGTATTCAGGCGCGGGCGATGGCTGTTGCTGCCCAGCAGCAGGCGCAGGCCCCGCAGGGTACCCCGACGCAGCCTGACGGTACTCCCAAAGGTGGGCAAGAGGCCAACACAGTTGGGAGGGCTGCTGCATGATCAAGCCCGAGCCGCAAGTCATCCGAGGACTTGCAAACGCCGTTCGTCAACATCCAGAGCTTCTGGTGTGGATGGAAGGTGTACTCGCGCAAGAGATGAAGCGCCTGCCCTACGCAGTCGAGAATCCGGCAGTTTTTCAGGGGCGCTGCCAGATGATGACCGAACTCATTGAGTTCGCCAAACAGTCCCCTGCTATGGCGGCAAAGTTATGATGCAACTCGCCGTCTTTAATCACGCACACCGATAGGAGCGTTCAACATGGCACTTCCAGAGCAAATTCGCAAACAGACCGAGGCAGTTCAGGAGTTGTACAAGCAACTCAACACGGACGACAACACAGGCGCAGGGGCTACCCCTCCCGCCGATGGCACCGTTCCGCCTGTTGACAATGCTGCTACCAACCCACCCGCCGACGAGAACGCTGTTCCGAACAACGCTGCTCCGTCACCCGCAAGTGAGCATAAGCCGGGTGCCGACAATGTGCCGGAAGAAACGGTCTTGCAGAAATACAAGACCCTCCAAGGTATGTACAACGCTGAAGTCCCGCGACTGCACCAGCAGAACCGCGAGATGACCCAGCGCGTACAGCAGATGGAACAGTTGCTCGCATCGCTGTCTGCACAGCAGCAGTCTGCCGCAGCCCCTTCGCAGCCGGTCGTTGACAAGCTCGTCACCGACAAGGATGTTGAGGAGTACGGCGATTCGCTGGATGTGATGCGCAAGGTGTCCCGCGAGGAGTTGATCCCCGTGGCCCAGCGCCTTGCACAGATTGAGTCGATGTTGCGCCAGATGCAGACCAACGTGGTGCCGCAGGTGCAAGCCGTGGCCCAGCGTCAGCAGATGAGCGCCGAGCAGCAGTTCTGGGCCGACCTTGCCGCCACCGTGCCGAACTTCCATGAGATCAACTCGAACGAGGAGTTCCAATCGTGGCTGCTGGAGGCTGATCCGCTGACTGGCATCACCCGCCAGACCTACCTTGATGACGCGCAGCGCAATCTCGATGCACGGCGCGTGGTCAATTTCTTCCGCACTTGGCTTGAGATCACTGGACAAGCCGCTGTTGCTCAATCCACTGGTAACGCTACTGCCGCCGCCTCCGAGTTGGAGAAGCAGGTTGTGCCGGGTCGCTCACGCGGCGCTGGTGCTCCGGCCAACACCAACAAGGCCAACACCAACAAGGCCAAGGTATACAGCCCAGCCGACATCACCAAGTTCTTCAACGATGTTCGCTCGGGTAAGTACAAAGGTCGGGAGCAGGAGCGTGACCGCATCGAACGCGACATCTTCGCTGCACAGCGAGAAAATCGCATCCAAGTCACTGCCTGATTAGAGGAGTTACATCATGTCTTTCCCCGTTTCCCCCGGTCGCCCGAACTACAGCGGCAACTTCATCCCCGAAATTTGGTCGGGCAAACTGATCGAGAATTTCTACGACGCCACCGTGCTCGCAGCGATCTCGAA